TAATTATCCTGCGTAAGATAAATGTTCGCCATACAACGGTAACACTCCGCAACTCTATGGGGCACATAACGAAGCGGTTTAAATATAAATAGTGAAGAACTACACGGAAAGCCTTTATTCATAGGCGTTTCAGAAGGATAGGACACGAACGCCGGTTTAAAACGAAACGGTTTTTGCTTTACACTTGCTTAGCTTTAGCTTTACACTTGAAGCTATCTAATTAAAGCAAACGCTGGCCGCCATTTACTTTTCTCTTTACTTTGCTTATATTTCCCCGATACGAAAAACAAAGCCGTCATAGGGCCGCAAAACGAGGCTTCCGGCGGCTTGTTTTTGTCGTTTTTTATTTTTCCTTTTTTGGTAGTTTAACGATATAAAAACTTCCAAATGCTTATTATTTGGTAGTTTTGCAGAAATAAACTTCCAAATACGCATGAGAAAGACAGAAACAAAGGTGATACATGTACACCTGATATTTGAAAAAAGAGATTTCTACTTTGGTAGCATATCGGCCGTGTTCAATACGCTGGACGAAGAACGCATAGGCATAAAGAAAAGTACTCTTTTACATGCCGGGTTAAGCGATGGAACTTCAATACCTACAAGAATGGCTATTATAAAGCAATCCCACCTTATTAGGGGCGGAAGCTAAAGTGTTGCTATATTGAATATTAGAAGCCGTTAGAATGCCTGCAAAATGGCATTCTAACGGCTTTGTTTATATATTAATTATATCAAGTAGTTACAAAAAGGGTTACTCATAAGGGTTACGTTTTGTAATGTTAAAAGGGTTACAAAAGGGTTACAAAAACACGTTTGCGCAATGGTGTACAGATATACAAAACGACTGAAAAACGCCACTTTTGACAAAAAAAGCCTTTTAAAAGGGAAGAAAAAGCCACTATACAAATATATAAATCAGTATATTTCTATTCTACAATACGCTTATTATCAATGTTTTATATTTTATACAACCTTTTTGTATTCTATTTTTGCGTGCGTATGCTTTAAAAGGGCTATTCAAGCCTTATTACACCTATTACGAGTGCGACCGCATGGATTGCGCTTAAATGCAATTCAAACGGATCATAATCTGGATTATCCGATATAATTGAGATATGTTCTTTATCGCTTCCCGGCTTTATTCTTTTGATAAGTGCTCCTTGTGTAGTATCGATAACATATACTTTGTTCCATTGAAAAAACAAATCAGACATCGATACACGCTGGCAAGCAACAATATCCCCAGAACTATATTTCGGGTACATACTGGAACCTTTCACCGGAATAAGAAAATCAGCACCTTTAAACATTGGTATAACATAACGCTCACATTCGTATTCTAATATAGTCTGTTCGCTTGTTAATGCTCCGGCCATTGCTTCAATAGGAATTAAGGGTATTCCTTCGTTGGGATGGGCTGTGGGTACGGCTACTGTTTTAGCGGGTATATTATCTACTGGGGCTGTTTTTGTCATATCTACTAATGAAGTATTTCCGTCTTTCAGCATATTACCTTCACCTGTAAGAAGCCATGTAATATTAACATCTTTGAAATAGGCGAGAAATCTCGTTAAGTTCTCTTCGCTTATACCATTGTTTTGACCTAATACACCCCTTGTTACGCCAGTTAGTTTATAAAACTCATACTGCGTAATTCCTTTTTTTTCCAGATAAAGCAAGATATTTTGCTTTATAGGAGATTTTTCTTGCTTATTTTCTTGCATAATCGAGAAATCTTGCTTATGTTTGCAGCGCGTTAAAGATATTAACGGGCGGTAAATATAAGAAAAACGCTCGACAGTTCAATAATTAAAGAAGTGATTTATGAAAGCAATCAAAGTATTTATTGATGAAGCGGAACAGTTTAAGATGCTGAACCTGATAGAAAAGTTGAACGGTCCGAGGATATAGCCATGACCGGCACGGGAGCGACCGAGTTTGTAGTAGCAGCTTCCGGCGAATGCGCAATGGCGTATGCAAGGGCGGTCATAGAAGGCCGGTTGAATGATTGTACGATTGAAATAATTAAATAATGTGATTATGAAAGGAACTCTATTTCAAAGCAGTTTCCATACCTTCTATTTAATAATGAAACGGTGTGTGAAAGGATTAAAGTTAGGTTTACTAAAGAAGAAGAGTGGTTTACGGATGTATCAATGCGAAAATTGTATTTTACATAGTCAACGCCGTTCATTTCAGCCTCTTCGTCAAGATGGTAAAATTCTTCGCTCAAAGAAACATCAATCTTATATATTCCCAGAAGGATACGAAAGTATGTGTGAAAACTTTTTGCATTTTCTTGAATCTCAACAGAAGGAAGAGTGTCTGGAACAAATATGATATTGACTTTTAAAGGATACATAAATCAGAATTTTAGTTAGACATGCTACAAATGTAGCAAAACTTCCGCGGTTCGTGAGAATAGCGGAAGATATTTAACAACAGAGTATTAACAGTAAAATGATATAGCGATGAAGAAGCATATTTATTTAGACAGAGCCGGTAAAGGCAAATTGCGTCAGATATTCGACTGCACGGATGTAATGGTATGGAAGGCACTGACTTTTGAAAGTGATAGCGAGCTGGCCCGTAAAATCCGTCACACAGCCATCAAAGAGTTAGGCGGTGAATTAATGGGTGAAGGTGTTTATAGAGACTGGGAAACTACACATGAAACATCAGAGGGTACAATGACGCAAACCTTTAGCAATCGGGTTAAAATCGTTGTTTACAAGAATGAGGGTAAAGCAGCGGTATTGATTGACGGCGAAGTGAAGATGGTAGAGGAAAGGTTGACTATTCCCGTACTTATGAACCTGCAACAAAGCGTCTTGAAAATCGCGCGTGACCTCCAACTACAATAGTCTGCCATTATGGAATACTACGGAAAAATATTGTGTATATCAAAAGATGACCTGACAAGGGACGACCGCCCGGTTCAATTGGCAAACGGAACTGCCGACTACGGCAATTCCCGTGAGCTGAACGGGGTACATCCTTCCATGTTAAGCCGGGAGGAACTTGCCCCAATAATGAGCGAAAGCTGTTATAAACTGCTGGCTTACCGGGGTAAATTGCAGGTTGTCCGTAAAGGTATAGGTCGTGGGGTTACCGCTCTTGTTTCCGTGGATAGTCTGCCGGATAAATATAAAAAATTAGTTGAACAAAAATACGGAAGTATGGACGTTGAAATTTTAAGGAACTGGTTCGCTTCACATTGGGAAGTGGACGACGCGGCCCGCAGCTTTTATTCCCGTTTTCGCCTGCCTTCCGGCAAGCCTCTGGAACCGGAACAACAACAGGAATATACTTTGAATGCTTCTGCCTTGCAGTCAGTTATTCGCCTGATGAATGACGTTAAAATGAAACGGGCGGTTATGCAAGGCAACAAAATACGCTGGGAAGAAATGGCTGGTGCGATCAGCTTCTTTCAAAAGGAGTTCGGGCACAGTCTGCCGCTTTCGGTAAACCGCTTCAAGAAGAAAGTGAAGGACTTTCAAGAAAACAGTTACATAAGCCTGATAAGCAAAAAGTTCGGTAATCAGAACACAAGGCTTGTCAGCGTACAGATTGAAAACCTTCTGCTTAGTTTGGCGACACAGCCGAACAAGCCGTGGAATAAAAACGTGTGGGAAATGTACAACATGTTTATAGCCGGTGAGTTGACTGTTTGCAACCCGGAAACAGGCGAGATATTCAACCCGGCTGAATTTGTGGATAAGAAAGGCAACCCGATCAAACTTAGCCAATCCACTATAAACAACTATCTGAACCAGCCAAAAAATCAGGTTTTGATAAATCACAGGCTTATGAGTTGGAGCACGTTTATGCACAATGAACGCCCACATGTACACCGCCACGCCCCGGAATTTTCTTTTAGTAAGATTTCATTTGACGACCGCGATTTGCCTCGCAAACTGAAAGATACCAAGCAACGCCCAAAGGCTTATTACGCCTACGATGTAACAAGCCAGTGTGTAGTCGGCTTTGCTTACAATCGTAATAAGAATGTGGATTTGGTTGTAGATTGTTTCCGTGATATGTTCCGTCTGATGGAGCGTAACGGTTGGAATTGCCCGGCGCAAGTGGAAGTGGAAAACCACCTTATGAGTCAGTGGAAAGACAGTTTTCTAAAAGCCGGTACATTGTTTCCCTTTGTTCGCTTCTGTGCCCCGTTAAACTCACAGGAAAAGTTTGCAGAACCTTTGAACGGTGCGAAAAAACGCAGTGTTGAACATAAAAATCATTTAGGAATAGGCCGCTTCTACGCGAAAAATGAAAAATACCGCGCCGAAAGCAAAAAGATAAGTGACGAATACAACGACACTTACGAAGAAAAGCAGTATTACACATGGGAACAACTTATACAGGAGGATATGAACGACGTTCACGAGTTCAACCACTCCCTACACCCTAATCAAAAGAAATACCCCGGTATGACGCGTTGGCAGGTTCTTGAAAGAAATATGAACCCGACTTTGCAACCGGTTGATAAAGCTATTTTGTACCGCTTCATCGGTGAACATGTGGAAACGAGCATTAAACGAAACAGTTATTGCCGCGTAAACTACACCGATCTTTGGTTGAGCAGCCCGGAAGTTCTCGACCGCCTTGCCCCAAATAATAATCAAGTGGATGCCTACTACCTACCCGATGAAGAAGGGAATATGGGTGATGTGTATATCTACCAAAATGGCGTATTGCTTGATAAGTTAAGCAATGTCGGAACCTTCAACACGGCGGAAGCGGAACAGACCGAAGCGGATAAACTGATAATGACAAACCAAAATAAGTTAATCAGCCAGTTCGACGCAATGACTAAGAAAGAAGCTATTGCCCCGGTGGTGGTGATGAAAGCAGAAACCGCCAAAAAGATAGCGAAAGCAACGGCGAAGCCTATACAGGTTGATAATGTAGAAACGGATGCCGATAGCCTGATAGCTCAATTCAGCGACTACAAAGGCCGGGGCGTAGCAAGTATATAACAGTATTAGAATAACATTAAAACATTATTATAACATGGAAGTAACGAACGATATTAAACAACGTATTCTCGAAGCCATTACGGTAAACCGGGAAAATTACCCTTCGGATAACAAGCACGCCGCCGCACTTGGCATTTCCGCCAGCGTGTACAATGTTCTGAAAAAAGGGAAAATTAACAAACAGGTTAGCGACACAAATTGGATTTGCCTTGCCCGTCGCTTGAATGTATCGCTGAATAATGAAATTCAGTGGCAAGCGGCCGAAACACCGACTTTTGTCTATATAACCGAACAGTTGGCAATGTGTCAAGAAAGTAGCGTTTCCGCCGTATTGTGTGATATGGCAAACATAGGGAAGACATTTACGGCACGCCTGTATGTAAAGAACCACAAGAACGCTATATATGTCGATTGTTCGCAGGTAAAGACCAAACAACGCCTGATACGCTTCATAGCAAAAGAATTTGGAGTAAACAACAACGGCAGGTATTGCGATGTTTACGACGACCTTTGTTTCTACCTGAAAACGCTGGAACGCCCTTTAATTATTCTTGATGAAGGAGGCGACCTGCAATATGAAGCCTTTTTGGAGTTGAAAGCCCTTTGGAACGCTACGGAACGTTGTTGTGCTTGGTACATGATGGGGGCTGACGGTTTGAAAGAAAAGATGAACCGGTCTATTGAATGCAAAAAAGTAGGATATACCGAAATGTTCTCCCGTTATGGTGATAAATACAGCAAAGTAACCCCGGACGACGGAAAAGAGCGCGAAGCATTCCTAAAGGCACAAGCGGCGATGGTGGCGAAATTAAACGCCCCGGAAGGCACGGAGGTTATGAAAGTGGTAAACCGCACAGGTGGAAGCCTTCGCCGGGTATATACGGAAATTGAAAAAATAAGAAAGGGGGCTTGATATGTTGAAAAAGGTCTATCAACTTGGCATGGAAGCCCAATACGCCGCGCATGTTCTGCTTTTATGGGGTGAAGGTGAATACCCTTGCGATCTCCGGGTACGCCGTGCAAGAACGGAAGGGTTAATAGTTATCGAACTTGATAATTTGGAGTTAGCTAATAAAATAGTAACCGCTACCCGTTGCAAGGTAGCCGTAAAAGAAGTAAAAGCATGAAACGCGCCTATTCCCCTAAAGAAATACAATCAATGAACATTGCCAGTCTCCCTTTTACGGATAAATGGGAAATTGCTTTCGGAACTCCCGGACGTACAGGCGTGTGGATTGTTTGGGGGGACTCCGGTAACGGGAAAACGGCTTTTGTTATGCAACTTGCAAAGTATTTGTGTCAGTTTTTTAACAAGGTAGCTTATGACAGTTTGGAAGAAAGTACAAGCCTTTCACTTAAAAATAATATTGAGCGTTTCCGCATGGACGAGGTGAACAAACGCTTTATAATATTGGATCGTGAAAGTATGACCGATTTAAGCGAGCGATTATCTAAACGCAGAAGTCCCGAAGCCGTAATAATTGACAGTTTTCAGTATTCAGGTTTAAACTATGCGACCTATAAGGCACTAAAGGAAAAGCACAGAAATAAACTTTTAATATTCATAAGCCATGCGGAAGGCATTAAGCCCGAAGGCCGGGCCGCGAAAAAAGTAGCTTATGACGCTGATGTGAAAATATTCGTGCAGGGTTTCCGGGCTATTTGTAAAGGGCGCTTCATAACGAAACCGGGTAATCATTATACGATATGGGCCGAAGGAGCAGCACAATACTGGAATGAGTAATAAATAAATCAAAATTTTATGAAACGAAATTATTCACGGTTTTACGCCCTTCTTGGCCGTATGCCGACAATAGATAAAGATGAATTGAAAATTGATTTAGTCCGGCAATATACCAACAATAGGACGGATTCTTTAAAGGAAATGACCGACAAAGAATATGATGCTATGTGTGACGGGATGCAACGACAATCAAATGGTTATAAGGCCCGTGAGATAGCACGCGAGGAATTAAGGCGCAAGCGATCCGCCGCCCTTCATCTTCTGCAAAAGCACGGCATTGATACAACAGATTGGAATAGTGTTAATGCCTTCTGCAAGAACCCACGAATATCCGGTAAGGAGTTCGGAAAACTGACTACCGAAGAATTAGACCTACTGTGTATCAAGATAAGGATGATACAGCGGAAAGGCAATAAAAATACTGATTATTCACAATTAAATTAATTAAAGCTATGACAGAAGAAAGAAAAGCCGTTGAAATGACGGACGAAGAATTGAGACAGTTTGAAGCGTTTAAGACTGCACAGGCTGAAAAGAATGCCAAAGAACAGGCGAAAAGAGATCGCGAGGCTTACCGCGACTTAGTAGATGAAACCATTGAAAGAACGGTTCCGGCTTTGATGTGCCTTAGTCAAGGTATTAAGGACACAAAGGCCTCGGTTTTGAATGATTTTAGAAATGTTATCGACATGAAAGCCGATGTGCTGAAACTAAAAAAGGACGGCCAGCGCAGCGACACGTTTACCAACTCAAAAGGTGACAAGCGTATAACCATAGGCGTTTACACGACAGACGGTTATCGCGATACGGTTGAAGATGGCATTGCCATTGTGAAAGAATACATTGAAGGGCTTGCCAGTGATGAAAAAACAAAATCGCTTGTAAAAATGGTACTTCGCTTGTTGGCTCGTGACGCACAGGGCACACTAAAGGCCAGCCGCGTAGTACAATTGCGTAAAATCGCGGAAGAAGCCGGAAATGAACGCTTCATGGAAGGCGTTCAGATTATCGAAGAAGCCTATCAACCGGCAATCAGCAAGCAGTTTATTCGTGCAGAAGTGAAAAACGAAAACGGTGCATGGGTGTGTGTTCCTTTAGGTATGACAGAAGCATGAGCAAGCAGCAACCAATGTTATTAATCTCGCCGCCATTGTTCCCAAAGGAACACCCGGTTGAACAAACGGAGTTTGGCGGCGTACCTTGCGGCTATTGCCACGGCAACGGCTGGTTCTGGGGAATGGATGAACTGACACATGAAAGTGTAAAGGTAGAATGCCCGGTTTGTAAGGGGCATAAGAAATTAAAAGCGGTTGTAACAATCAACTGGGTAGCTGATGAAAGCAAGTAATAATATTAAAGTAATAAAACGATATGGGAAACATTTTAGACAGATTTAGAAAGCCAAAGGTAACGCAAGAACCCAAAGGTGTAAAAAGAACAAAGACTATTCCGCCCCATGTGGTGGCGTGCAAGGTCTGTGAAGGTAGCGGTAGTATAGACGGGCATGTTTGCGAGCAATGCAAGGGTTCCGGCCGCGTGATAGTTACCTGTGATGTAACGACCTATGTAATGGCCTATGCGCCTGAAACGCTTTAAGCATGGTACACGCAAGTTTATTTTCAGGTATCGGCGGCTTTGAAATAGCCGCCGCATACATGGGCTGGGAAAATGCTTTTCATTGTGAAATAAACGAATGGTGCGGAAAGATATTAAAGTATTATTTTCCTAATTCAGAACATTATGAAGACATTACAAAAACAAATTTTTCCAAATGGAAAGGAAAGGTTGATATTCTCACAGGCGGATTTCCCTGCCAGCCTTTCAGCCTTGCCGGACAAAGAAAGGGAGCAAATGACGAACGCTATCTCTGGCCGGAAATGCTTCGTGCCATCCGGGAAGTGCGACCGGCTTTTGTTATTGGTGAAAACGTTGCTGGAATCGCCAGTATGGTACAGCCCGGCTGTGAAATTACAGTGGAAAGTCAAACCTCTTTGTTTGAAGCGACTGACAAGGAAACGCTACTTGAACAAGAATATGTTATCGAAACAGTCTGTTCAGACCTTGAGCGTGAAGGATATTCAGTCCAGCCGATACTTATACCAGCTTGCAGTATCGGCGCACCGCACAGACGTGACAGGGTGTGGTTTATTGCCTACTCCGAGAGTAGTGGAAGTAATAGAACATCCTATGGCACAAGCAAAACGTTTAGGAGACAGAACCGGGATAAAACTAAACAATTTGGCATCAGGCGCAAAGTTCGGATTACTTCCTACTCCAATGGCAAGCGATGCGACAATAGGGGCTATAATAGGAAAAAACGATGTTTTTATAACCACCAAGAACGGGACACCGAGAAAGGTCAATCAGAACGGACAGAACGGAAGTTTGGGACTTGCGAGATATGTTCAAATGCTTCCAACGCCACAAGCGAGGGATTTCAAAGGACAATGCGCGAAAACCCAAAGTTGTTTGCCGAACCATTTCGGAACTTCCCAACTCAATCCCCTATTTGTAGCCGAGATGATGGGTTTTCCGACAGATTGGACGGTATTACCTTTTCTAAATGGAGAAAAGAAAGTATAAAAGCCTATGGCAACGCAATAGTTCCGCAGGTGGCTTATGAAATTTTTAAGGCAATAGAAAAAATAACTAATTTATAAAAAATAAAGAAATGAGAACAAGAATAGCAAATAAAATCAATCACACTGCATCAGTGTTTGGAAATTGGGATAGTAATTATCTGCCTTACTCTGTACCGCAACAGCAAAAGGCTATAAAGGCTTTGAAGTTGCCACAAGGGTTAAGAAATATTGTATTAAGGTATGGCGTTTTTCGTAAAGTACCAACGGAGTATCGGAAATATAATACTATCCAAATTATGCAAGTCATGAAAAGCAGAAACATGCACCCTTCTTCCGTGAAAGAGTATCGTAAGTTTATGAAGAAAATTCTAACAGATAAATAACATCAAAACTATATGAGAAGGAAATAAAAAGGAGACGGGGTGCAAATCCGTCTCCCTGTCTACTCTCAACCCTTTTCACTTATCCTTAAACGCTTGTAAAAACCAAGATTTAAGTAGGAGTAAGTTGTTGTTTTCGCTGTTACTGGGATGGGGTTCTGACAATTTCTGATACAATCTGATATTTTATTTGATAACATCCCAGCTATAATTGATAGCAGGAATTCTTTCATAAAATGATTGTTTATTTTTAGTAACAGTATATACCCGGTAGGATTCGAACCTACATATCCATTTGTCAGATGGAGCTTATCCATTCGGCCACAAGTACAATAACGATACAAAAATAATAATTTAAAAATTAAAATTATAGTATATGGCAAAAATTTATGTAGCAAGTAGTTGGAGAAATGTATTTCAACAGGACGTTGTAGGTATTCTCCGTGATTTAGGACATGAGGTTTACGATTTTAAGAATCCTCCTCATGGTAATGGTGGCTTCCAATGGTCTGATATAGACCCTAACTGGCAAAACTGGACAACAGAGCAATATCGTGAAGCTCTTAATCACCCGATTGCACAAAAAGGATTTGATTCAGATTTTAACGGCATGAAGTGGGCGGATGTCTGTGTTATGGTTCTTCCTTGTGGTCGGTCTGCTAACACAGAAGCAGGATGGATGAAAGGTGCAGGCAAAAGAGTAATGGTCTATTCTCCAAAGGAACAGGAACCGGAACTTATGTATAAGATATACGATTTTGTGAGCGATAGCATATTTCGTATAAATGATAAGATAATTGGAGTATAACTAATAAGAAAGGGACTAATATGAGAATAGAAACAAAATTCACGCCCGGTCAAAAGGTTTGGGCTATTTATAACAATAAAGTGCAGGAATTTATGGTAGAAACAGTTGAAGTTACTTCTCGCTTTAATTATGATACCAATAAACCTAACGAACCATTTTCTAAGTATAAACTACGTGCAGGAGAAAGTGCTGGATACAGGGTGGAAGTTTATGAATTTGAATTAGAGAAAAACTATGCTTTGTCTAAAGAAGAACTATTAAAATCACTCTAACCAAGATGAAACTGAAATATAAATCCATCATACCCAACAACAAACCGCGCTGGTTAAAAATCATTCAAACGTGGGTAGATAAGCAGTATAACGGCCTGATAATTCAAAATAATAAAAGCAACTTTGATGCACTTAAATTCTTTATTGATACTGCAATAGTCAGCCTAAAAGAAAATAAGACAATCACCCGTAGCGAAGTAACAACGGAAATTCGCACAGATGAAGGAAAGACGGTATTGTTTATTAAGCGAAACGGAATGATGTTACAAACCTATTATATCGAATGATAGGAAAAAAATATAGGTTTGTTGCTTTACAAAAAGCGGGTTAAGTAAATTTAGCCCGCTTTTCTTTTGTAGTCCTGTATCTTTTTGATAATTTTGTACTTATTAAAAATCCCGATTAATAAATGGCTTTACAAGGTTGTTCATACGTTAAGCGTGTTAAAGAAGTCAATGCAATATATGACGAATATGCAAAGACCGGTTTGTCTAACCGGGCTATTTGGAAGCGTTATATTTGGCCGATATATGGCATATCGGAAAAGACTTTCTATAACTATATCAATGCGGCGGCCAACCCTGACGTAGTAGCCAAACAAGAAGCCTTGCAACTTTCATTCTTTTAGGTAACGGTAATATTAGGCTTTGCCGATATCTTAACCTGTTTCTTTACGGCCGTATCATCCTGTACCAAGCATTTGAATATTTCCGTGTTATCCAATATTTCTTCGTGGTCGTGGCAGGGGATAGAGGTTACACGTGTCAATGTTCCCATGCTTCCGCTATTAAAGCCGTGCAGGCAATAATTTATCTTATCCAACAAATCAAGATGAAACACTTCCCCGTCGTAGCCCTCAGGAACGGCATTTGTAAGCACGTGCAACCCAATTGTAAGGTTTGCATCTTGTAAACCTCCTGTTTGGCTTCTCCAATCTATTTTCCCGAACTCTATAAATATGGCCGGCATAAGAAACGGCGTTTCTTCCTCTATAAATTCAACCTGCCTATTCCATAGTCCTATGTGTTTGATTGCGTAAGTTGGCGTTTCCCCCTTTTCGGCTATTTGGCGTTCAGAAACAAAGCGAATATTACTTTCTTCATCGGTAATTAGCTGTTGAAGCCTTTTTTTTAGAATTTGATAAACTTCTTTTCTCATGGAGTTATAATATTATGTTTTTTAAAATAGTCCTCAATATTCTGTTCCGCTATTTCCCGGATGATTTTATCCGTTGCCCTGCCGTTCCCGATAAACCGACGTTCCGGCATGGTGATTGTTGAACCGACCTTCTTTAATGCCATAGCCCGGTAAAATTGTTCTTTGTCCGAAAGCAGGCGGTTCTGTTTGTTGTTTCTTTTTTCCCCATCCTTTTTATAGGTATATTTCCCTTCTATTTCTTTCAGGCGGGCAAAGAAATAGCCTTTCATCTTCCGGGTAACTTTTATTGCGCCGCCTTCGTTATGTATGCGCCCGTATGGCTTGGATGAAGAATAAGCAAGTTCGACACCACGCTTTCGGGAACGAACGCTGCCTCTTAGTCCGCCGCTTCGCTGCATAAGTGATCCGACACCGTCGTCGAACTTTCTTTCCGGCCATTCCTTTTCGTTAAAGAAAGACTTACGTTCAAAGTTGCGGTCAAATTCTTCGTCCAGTTCGACCTTTATGTCATCCAGCGACCGGTCAATAACTTCTTTCTTGAAATTTCCGTCCATGACATTGACTTTTAAATTATTAATTGTATATTTGCGCTATGAAAGCATTCATTGTGTGGCCACACCTGGTCTTGGAACCTAAGACGGCGCCAATGGGTGCTTTCATTTTATTTTGTCCGTAACCGAATACAAGAAGCGATTGTGCCAAATAACACCTTTTTTCGACTTTTCGTCCGTTTCCGCCACATTCAAATAAACCATTTTTCCATCTATCTCCGATTCCAGATAATGGAACCGTTTGATTTTATCCTTTCGTTCATGGCTGAGCGAATCCGATGTTTTCACATAGACCGCTTTTCCCAGCACTTTATCCAGTCCGGATAAATGGTCTTTCTTTAGAACTGACGACCGACCAAACGTATCACTATACAAATGCTCGTTTCCTTCCTTTCGGAATCCGATACTTTTTTGTACACCGTCAATCTCCAGCATGACTCTCTTTTTCAGAAGCGGCTGCATTTCTCTTAGATAGTGCTTGCGCTCAATGGCGGTCTGTGATTTGGTTATGTCCCCGGCGCATTCGCGGATGATCGGACACGCTGCGCAAAGTTCATTGTCGGGCACCTTCGCCAGCTTCATGCCGTTCTTCTTGCAGGTGGCACACTTGCTAATCGTATAGGAATTATAAGCAGGATAAGCCGCACGCTGCTTTCCGGGATTAAAGCGGAACATTTCGGCATATTTCCCTGCCGTCGCCTTACTTCCGGCTTCAATGGCTTCTTTGCTATTCGTCGCCGGATATTTTGCAGCCCGCACCTTTACAACGGTGCAACGGCAACGCCAACCATTCGGCGGATAATAACTATTCCAAAAAGGATCGGAAGCCGGTAGGGTTATTCCTTCCAGTTCCCGGTGTGCCTTTCTTACCTTGTTATCCCCGGCCGTGCGGTATTGCAATAGATACCGGCCTTCCCCGTCGTCCTGCTGGTCTTCCCACCGTGCGGCCGCCTCACTGCTGGCAACGGTAAAATCGTATTCGGTTTTTAAGTAGAACTTATTATAAGTTTCGTTCAGGGTTTGAACGTCTTTATAATACTGTTCGAACGGTTTTATATTACCACTTTCATCTAAAAGCATTCCGGCGGCTTCTTTCATTTCGTGAAAGGTTTTAAAGCCGGAAAATACGCCGACACTTTCGCGCAGGCTGTTCACCATTGTTTCAGATGGCGAACATTCTTCCAATCCCCGTTCTATGCCTTTGGATAAGAAGGAAGCCGTTTCTTCAATCAAGCCAATAACAGCATCTTCCCGTAGCATGGCCGCTCCGAATATGCGGTTATCATGCAACCATTTTGCAGCTCTGTTGAAAGCAGCTTCCACGTCCGAAGTGTCCGGGTGATTGTCAGCGGATAATATCAGGTTGTTATCTCCGTATAATTCTGCCGCCCTTTTGTGCAGCCCCGTATATACATCGGGGCTTAGTCGAAAAAAGGTTTTGAAAGTTGTTGTGTTTGTACCTTCTTTTCCCCGATAATCGGAATATTATATTTGTCTATGAAATATTTTGGATCAACTTCGTAGCGGTCGACAATCATTGTTTCAAACGCAACCTGCTGTTCCGGCGTGTAGTCTATACTTTCGTCATAAACAAAACGTAAGCCTTTGAGCGGGAAGCCGTGCTTAATCATCCGTGGAATCAGCTGGTCGTTCACTATATCCTTAACCAAGTCGGCATCGCTTTCAATTACATTTTCAAAAACTTCAAGATGCACCTCCGATTGTGACAAGCTACTACCGTTATCAATAGTCATTGTCTGGTTAAGCAGACCTTTGCTTATTTCGCTATTGGCCCGGTCAACACGCTTGTCATACACATTAAAAGCGTCTCCCCTTGTTGTCTCCTTAATATCAATTTCCGTTCCTTCGGGGAATAGCCCCCATGCGGCCGCCCCCATAGAAGCCAGCATGTTTTCAATGCGTGACCGGTCTTTAGGATCGCGGGCCGTTGACTTGGCAATTCTGATGGGCATACCGAATATTTCGCCGAACTGATCCCAAAAAGCCAGCATGTTCTTTTTGGGTATGGCCTGATGTGCCGCTTTCAGGAACAGACCGAGGTCTTTAGGCTTTCCGGCTTCGATTACCCAATCGGATAAGGAGGTGTTCCTGTAATCATACCCTTGTTTCCATTCGTCGCCCTGTTCCCTGATAATAACACCGTATTCAGGTATCACATGTTTACGTGGAATCAGCTCAACGTCTTTATACCGCATCTTTCCGTCAACGGTTACAACATCGCCCAACTGAATAAGCGAGTGCCCCCAGTACCGGCTATCCAAGATATAGCCTATTAAATCTTTGAACCATCCGGTTTCAAACAGCTTGGTTGCCTCTTCGTTCTCTTTTTCTTTGGTGTCTACCAGTTTGAAACTTTTTTTCAAAACAAAGCCTTTCCTCTGGCCGATACAGCCGGTCAGGTGCAAATCTGCATCTATATCCGTATAAATATCATACAGAGGGCCGCGGCGCGGATTTTCTACATTCAATGCCATTTGCCACGCTTGCCGCCAATTTTTCAGGTCTTTTTGTGTGAGCGCGTCCGCTTGTAGCTTTAATTCCACCATCATGGAGCTAAGCCGTTTCCGGTCGCTCTCCTTAGCAAGGTTAAACCCGCCTATGCACAGGTCGTTACTTATGCGATTTTTTTTACCCATCTTACCAAATATAAGTGTTGCTTTTTCCCGAACCCCACTTTACGGGGTTGTTTATATCTTCCTCTCCATCCTCGCCGGTACAGGTTGGCAAATTCGGCGTAACCTTTCCGGCCTGGACTTCTTCCAGCCATTTAACCGCCCGTTCGTAACGCTCTTTTCTAATCTCGCGACCCATTTTGCCGGGAAGCCATGAAACAAGGTGGTACAGCGTTATATCACAGGCGTGCATTACTATGACATCATTACGATTGTCACCAACGGCCGAAAAAATAAGCCCGGTATCGTACCGGCTACGCAGGTAACCGGCAATTTCCTCAATAGCCATTTTTTCGGCTTTTTCGCGCTTTTTCGGCGTGCTTTGTGAAAAGATTGTCAACGCATCCGCCGAAGCCACGATATAGTCGTTTTCAGTCAGGAACATAGGCTATGCGGTTATAAGGATTGCCCGTTTTTCCAAGTCCTGAATAGTCGTGCCCTTCTTGAATACACGTCTTTGTATCAGGTTCTTTAATTCCTGCTTGGAATAGACTTTAGGAACACCGGCCACCATTAAAACGATGTACTTGCGTTTGCTCGCTTCCGATAATTCTTTTGCCATCTTAACGGCTCTTTTTACTCTGTAATTCAGAATGATTCCTTTGAATAACTTAATCATATTACCATGAATTTTTAGGGCTTTGGCGCATACCAAAGCTGGGTTGATACTCTTGTATTCTTGTGTATTTTTGAAGGATATAAATAGCCCCTTCGTCGGCATCCGGCGCGTCGTCGTGCGTCCGGCTTCCTTTTTCGATTGAAAGGGTTTGTTCTATCCCGGCCAACATATCAGGATCATTTTGCAGCCTTTCATTGTAGAAGACAAAGCCGCGCTCCCACAGTGGCGAAACGGCTTCAATACGGGCGAATTTATCGGGCTTTTTACGCTTGTCTGCCTGTATAGGTAATTGATAACCCCGTAGCTTTCCTTCCGTTGTAAATTCATCCAAAAGAATATCTTGAAGGAAATTAGCCTCTATGTAGTATTCGCATATCACGCCTTCCGGCATACGCTCGTGAAGGTCGTAGAACCAGCGCACCATTTCGCTAACCGAACATTGCCGGACAAAGGCGGCTATGTGGTGCAACTCTGTTCCGATCTTTCCCCAAACCTTAATCGCCTTATAGTCGTTTTGCGTGCTGCCTTTAAAGGATGGATCGCAATAAGCCACAATCTTTTCATACCGGTCAAGTGAAAACATTTTTTTCCAGCGAATCCAGTCTTTACGAAACACCGTCCCTTCTTTGATAGGATTGTTCATGTATTCCTTTTCAAAGGCCCGGTAGCCCATAAATTCGCGTTTGGCCTGAATGCGTTGCATAGTCCAGTATTCGGGCCACGACGGTTTGCCTTTTTTATCCAATACGTCCACCTGACTGACGAATACGCCTTTTGACGCGGCTATATTAGCCAATACGCTGCACTTGCTGATAAGATTACCAACCATGATAAAACGGCCGCCTTCCGCCCCGAAAGCCCCGAATAAGGCTTCTTTCACCCATTCGGTTATCTTTCTGACACGGGTATCGTTTTCGCACAATTCGTCGTCGTCCAAGTCGTCAATGACTATGTAGTCCGGGCGGCGGTTTCTATATCTTAGACCGCGCGGAGATTGCCCACGTCCACGGGCAAAGAAGGCGATCCCGGTACTGGTGACAAATTCGCCATCCTGCCAGTTTCCCGAATTGTATTGTGACCCGAAGTCGTGGATGTACCGTTTGTTATATTGCAATTCGGCTTGTATATCACCCAGCAAAGTTTGTGCGCTATCTTCGGACTTTCCGACCAATACCATGACGTTGATTTGCCGTTGTTTTTGGCACATTAGCCACATTGGTATCATTACGTCCATGTGGGTAGATTTGGCGTGGCCGCGTGCCCACTTGAATACGGCTTTTATATCCCTGTTTTGAAGTATCTTTTTTGCCGCTTCAATATGAAACTTTGCCGACGGTGTTACTTCCCCGGTTACTTTGTCCGTGCAATAATGCGGATAGTAGTATTCCACGAAATAGGCATAATCTTTCCGGGCGCGTTCAATACGTTCTAATTGCGCAGCTTTCGTTTCAGCTACGTTGACGGTGGACATATTCTGTATCGTTTCCGATAGCTGTTTCCACCTTTCTTGCGCTTGTTTTAATGTATTCCCGGTCATTTAAGCGAATTTGTTTTTACCTACCTGTTCACTCAGAAATATATCTTGGTAGCGATTCATTGTTTTAATCAGGTCGGTTGTAAGTTCCTTGTCTATCCCAGAACGAACCACCAGCCATTCGTTGTAGGCGGTCAATACTTCATAAATAGTAATGGCATTGGTTTGCTTGTCTATCTTTTCGATGGACGCGGCCAACTTCGACATCTCATCAAAGGACATTTTCCCTTCTTCCAACTTCTTGTTAGCTTCCTGCATCATTTTAGTAATGATTTCTTTCCGGGTGATGGTTTTCGCCACGCGCATAGTGTCCCAACCACCATCGGCTACCCACTTGTTAATCGTTACGCGGCTAACCCCTACCTTTTCGGCCACAAGTTTTTGTGTTTCGCCATTCAGGTAGTACATGCGTGCCAATTCCTTACTTTTTTCCAATTCCTTTTTAGACATAATTATCGCTTTACTTTTTGGCAAAATTGTTAAGTATAGGTGGGCGAGGCAATTAAGGGTGAAACGCTTTCCATCTATTATAAAATGCTTTCACACAAGCGCGTAACGGTTACACACTTTTTTGTGCGGATTATTTTAGGGGGTTATGTTTGCACCGGATAAAGCGCAGAAATGCAGTATTAAAACGATGTAACATGTAGTAAATGGCAAAGCGAATAATTATAAGTGATGAGTCCGTAAACTGTTACGGAACGTGGGTTAAAACCGATGGCGTTGATATTTCGCAATACGAACGCAATCCTGTGTTGTTGTGGATGCACTGGCGCGGTATTATTATCGGCTGCATCAAAGATATAAAAAAGGAAGGCGATAAAATCACCGGCGAACCTTACTTTGATGAAGTACGCGATGAAAGCAAACTTGCAAAGCAGCAATGGGATAAGGGTACGTTAAAAATGGCTTCCGCTAATTTTGAGGTAACAGAAACCAGCGACGCGCCGGAACTGATAAAGCCGGGCCAATACCGGGCTACTGCTACACGAAGCAAGTTAATTGAAATAAGTATGGTTGACATCGGCGGAAATGACAACGCTTTGCCGCTGGTACTCACTTTCAAAGGTCAGGAATTAAAACTGGCGGCCGGTGAAAACTCGGACGGTCTGCCATTACTCACTAATATCAACAATCAAAAAGACGAAGAAAAGATGGATTACAAAGCTATCGCCCTGAAATTGGGGTTGCCGGAAACGGCTGGAGAAAATGAAATTCTTTCTTCTATTGAAGTGCTGAACGGCTATAAATTGGCTAACCAGCAATTACAACAGGAGAAAGAAGAAATGCAGTTGTCTGCTATTACGCAAACAGTAAAAGAAGCCACAGGCAAACGCCTGATTATGCCGGAAAAGGAAGCGCATTTTATCGAATTGGGTAAAAAGGTAGGTATTGAAAGCCTAAAGTTGACTTTTGATTCCATGACACCGATACAAAAGCCGATGAATTTGATAAACCAGCCCGGCGGTTCCGGTTCTATGGCTTTGGATTGGAAAAAATTGTCTGATGTTCCGGCGGATCAGATGGAAAACTTGAAAGAAAATGACAAGCCCACTTATATGAAGCTGTTTAAGGCCGAATATGGTGTGGATTGTCCCAATTACTAATTTTAAAACAGGTAAAAATGAAAACAGGATTTAAACTCTTTTCCCGGTTGCTTATTAATGCAATGATGGGGCTTTTTCTTGCCGTTGCAATGGGTGTTCCGGCCTCTGCCGGTGCGGCGGTCGTCGTAGGTGCGTCGATTGTTTCGGGCAACTTTCTGCCGAATGGTTCGGCTTGTGCCGGTGTATATACGGAAATTTGGACGGGTGAATTAATTAAGAAATTGCGTGCCGGAATTACGGCTACATGGCTGGATGGTATTCCCGACTATTCCGATAAAGCCGAAAACGATATTATTCACCTTATCGACGTGGGCGGTGATCCTGACGTTTTGATTAACAATACAACTTATCCTATTCCTATCCAAGATTTGGAAGATGGCGACGTTGCTATCAGTCTGGATAAATACCAAACAAAGGCTACCCGTGTCACGGATGATGAACTTTATGCCTGTTCTTATGATAAGATGGCAAGCCACAAAGAACGTCACGGTGAAGCTATCCTGGTGAACAAGTTCAAGAAGGCAATTCATGCCCTTGCGCCTCAAAAAGATTCTGCTTTGACACCGGTAGTTCTTACCACCGGGGCAAACGATAACGGTCGTCGCAGGATTACGACAAAGGACATTATTGCGTTGAAAGATAAATTTGATAAGATGGAAATTCCGACCGAAGGCCGTCGGCTTGTGTTGTGCACAGACCATGTGAACGACCTTTTACTCGTGGATCAGAAATTCAAAGACCAGTATTACAATTATACGTCCGGCAAGATAGCCAACCTGTACGGCTTTGAAGTTTACGAGTTTGTCAGCTGCCCGTCATTCACCACTAACGGAGTAAAAAAGAAATTCGGAGAAACGGCTTTGGATGGCACATGTCAGGCTTCGGTCGCTTTCTATGTAAAACGCATGTTCAAGGCTTCAGGTAAGACGAAGATGTACTATTCGGAAGCGGTAAAAAGTCCGACAACACAAGAAAATCTGATTAACTTCCGTCATTATTTTATCGTACTGCCGAAAAAGATGGAAGCTATCGGCGCGATTGCCAGTTCGGCTTATGTGCCTGAAATATCAGTTACCCCGAAAACAATCGCTTACCCGGTTAACGGTGGAACAAAGCAATTTGCGGTAAGCGCTTCGTCTGACTACGCATATACAGAACCGGAAGGCTTTAAGGTTGTAAAACAGGATAAAGTTTTATTGGTAACTGCTTTGGATAATTCGGCCGGTGAAGCCGCAAAAGAAGGCGTTATTACCCTGACGCTTGCCGAAGATGTGACAAAAACCGCTACAATCACTTTAACCCAGCCTAAAGCATGACGCGCGGATTAAGAAACAATAACCCCGGCAATCTCCGTTTGTCGAAAGATAAATGGCAGGGGCTTCGGGCGGTGCAGACGGACAAGGCGTTTTTCCAGTTTGAGACAATGGCACATGGTTATCGTGCCCTGATCCGTACTTTGCAGAACTATCGCAAATTACACAAATGCCAGACGATAGCGGATTTTATCAACCGCTATGCTCCAAAGATAGAGAATAACACCGCCGGATATATACAAAGAGTTTGCCGCGAAATGCAAGTACCAACGACCTATGTGCCGGATGTGAACGACAAAGCGACCATGTGCAGTTTTGCGGCGGCTATCAGTCAAGTGGAAAACGGCGTTCCCGCCATCATGGATGACATATATTCCGGCTGGGAGTTGCTGAACAAATAACCTAAGAAGTCAGGATGGAATTGTCTGAAATAATATCGCTGGTAGCCGCAATCATATCCGCACCGTTAAGCGCGTGGCTTACGGCTGTACTGCTACGCAGGAAGTACGACGCAGAAGTCGACGGGCTCCGGGCGCAAGTGGAAGCCTCCAAGACGGACACACGCGGCGACGAACTGGATAATGTTAAAAAGGCAATGGCCATCCTGATGGAACAGGTGGTCGAACCGCTAAAAAAGGAGATTTATGCAATACGAAAAGAATTGGAACGGCTTCGCCGGGCTGTTGAAAAAGTCAATACCTGCCCTCACGCTGATACTTCTTGTCCTGTACGTGACGAGTTGCGGCGGGCTGAAAAATGCGAAGGGCACGCCCGCGAACCCACCGGCTAATATAGCAACGGAACGCCTTGTGCCTGTTTACCTGTCGCCTGATTCGGCACTTCTAACAGCCTTGTTTGAATGTGACAGCAGTAATCAGGTTGTAATGAAGGCTTATAACGAATTGAAAAGTGCTGGGGTTGAAAGCAGCCTTTCTTTTGATAACGGGAAGCTGGACTACAAGGCGAATGCCAAGCATGACACGATTTATATACCGGCAAAGGATTCTATTATTTACGTGCCTAAATATGTGCCCGGTGAAACGGTCTATATCAACCGGCTTACATGGTGGCAACAGGCTCAAATTTACCTTTGCCGATTGCTTGCGGTTGTCCTTTTGATTAAATATCTGCCTTCAATTTGGAAGGTTATTTTAAAACTATTAAAACGTCGTTAGAATGGCAAAAGAAAAGCGTACAGAAGAAACCCCGGTTACCGTACCGGCTAATGAACCTGCCTTTTTGGCACAATACCGGGAAGCCTACCCGGATAGTTTAAACTTTCATGTTACCGGTGACAACATGGTTTTTCTCGGACATGAACGTGATAAGGCCGTTTCCCATCAAAAGAAATGTGGAAAGGGTGAATTAAAAACCTATTAAACAACAGAATATGAGTTTACCAAATGTAAATATTACGCTGGGTAACGGTAACATCGGTACTGTAACCCTTTCGGATGATGGCATTTCCGGATTGATTTTAACCGGAACGGCCGTGGAAGGAAAGCTCGCTCTTAACAAAGTGTATGTACTTTCTTCCAGCAACGACCTTGCAAAGCTGGGTATCAACAAAGAAACCAACCCTTTAGTCTATAAAGACGTGTCGGCCTTTTATGCGGCCGCCGGTGATGGTGCGGAACTTCATTTGCTGGTAGTCAGTGAGGCTACCACATTGACACAGATTTGTTCCACCGAAGCCGGATCGCCTCTGCAAACATTGATAGATTCCGCGGCCGGACGTATCCGTCTTGTCGGCGTGAACCGTAATGCCCCCGCTTCTTATACGCCCACACTTGAAAAGTGCATTGACAAAGATGTGATTACCGCCATTACCGCGGCCCAATCTGTCGTTAAAGCGTACATGGAGAAAATAGCCCCGTTTGTGGTATTGATTCCCGCTATCGGTTGGAGTGGTGAAACGGATAATCTTTACCAGCCGCGCGAAGGATCGCAAAATAGCGTTAGTGTCGTACTGGCTTCTGACGGCCTTTATGGTGGCAGCAAATTGTATTCCGCTGCAATCGGTCAAGTTCTCGGACGTGCCGCCACCTGCCCGGTCAATATTTCTATCGGTCGTGTGAAAGACGGTAATATTGCTGCCGATGGTTATCTGATGGACGGAAAGAAGCCGGAAGAGGATTACGCTCTTTGGAATATTCTTCATGATGCCGGCTATATATTTTATCGCACCTATATTGGCAAAAATGGTTATTACCTGAATGATGATGCGACGGCCGTTGCTTCCACAGATGATTATCACCGGTTATGTCTTATCCGGGTTATTCAGAAAGCCGTTGTTATCTGTTATAAGACATATATTGACGAAATTCTGGATAGCATCATGGTTGATGCCGATACCGGCCAGTTGTCGCAACCTGTCTGCAAGTCTTTCGAGCAATCAATCATCCGTTCCATTAATACGGATATGGACGGCGAGATAAGCGGCTTTAAGGCTTATATCAACCCGGCCCAGAATTTGATTTCTACCGGCTCTCTAAAGGTTCAATGTAAGATTGTCCCTACTGCGCTGTTGAAAGAAATAGATGTGGATTTGTCATTTAGCAACCTCTATAATACAAGTGAATAATGAGCAGTTTTAATTCAAAAGAATATGCTTGGATTGACGTAAAACTCGTCATGCTGGGCAAGGAAGTAACCGGACTTCGTGGTATTGAGTACAAGATGAAAAGGCAAAAGGAATGCCTTTTTGCAACCGGAAAGAAGGCACGCGGTATTCAGTTAGGTAAAAAGGAGTATGAAGGTACTATTACGTTGCTCCAGTCTGAACTGATAGCCTTACAGGCCGCCGCAAAGGCAAAAGGACATGATGATATTACCGATTTGGAGTTTGACGCTATTGTGTCTTATCTGCCTGAAAGCGGAGTTATCCAAACGGACAAGATTATCAACCTTTCCATTACGGAAGCCCCATACGTGATTAAAGAAGGTGATTTGCAGCAGGAACATGCCTTGCCTTTTATCGCCTGTGACATGGAACCGAATGTAATTTAATAAACTTAAAAACGATGAACGAAGAAAACAAAGCAACAGTCGAACAGATTGAGGAATGGAAAAAGAAACACGGCGATGTGTTTCAGGTAACAGTTGAAGGAAAAACGGCTTATCTGCATAAGCCCGACCGTAAAGCCCTCGGAGCGGCGGCCGTCATTGGCAAGTCAGACCCGATGAAGTATAACGAAATACTTCTGAACAACTGTTGGATTGCCGGTGACGAAGAAATTAAAAAAGACGATGCCTTATTTTTGGGCGTATCTGCAAAGCTGGCTGACCTTATCGAAGTGAAAGAGGCCGAACTAAAAAAATTATAAGCCGAACAAACATAGCAGAGAAGCCCGGATGGATGTTTTTAGCCGATACCCTTATCCGGGCTTATCTGCACATAAACCCCGAAGAACTCACGGATGAGGAATGGGCGCATCAAACAGCGATGGCCGAATGGGTGAAACAGGATTTAATAACTAATTTATGGCGAACAAAATAGAATACATATTTTCCCTGCAAGATAAGATTTCCGCTAAATTGGGCGGCATTACTGCCACGTCCGATAAAACGATAACGGCTCTTACCGGTGTACGCGAAAAAGTTTCTTCCGTCGATGCGGTATGCAAAGATACGGGTAAGACTATCGGTTCGCTTAAAATGAAAGTCGATGCCCTTCAATCTGAAAAGGAATGGATATCGGCGGATAATTTGCCAGCGATCCGGGAATACAACAAAGAGATTTCCCGGTTGACAAAAGAGATTGATGCGCTGGAAACGGCCAGCGGTGGGGGTAAATTCAAAAAATGGGCCTCTGATGCTTTCGATGCCATACCGGGCGCAGGCCTTATCAAAAATCCACTTGTTACCGGAATGGCCGCTTTAGGTTTTGCCGGTAAGGCCGGAATGAATTTGGATGAAGGACTGGCGCAGGTAAATATTACCGCACGGCTTGATGAAGCCGGGTTGTCCGATTTGAAAGACAAACTTAAAAAGATTGCAAAGGATAACAAAACGGACGTTGTACTTTCCCCGATAGGTTTTGAACAGATAAACTCACAGTTGAACGATGTTGATTTGTCTCTGTCTATTTTGGACGCTTCATTGAAAGGCAGCAAGGCCGGATTTACTGATGTAAAAACAGTATCTTCTGCTTTGGCCCAATCTTTATCTATCATAGGTAAAGAGAATGCCAGCGCACAGGAGGTTCTTGATACTTTTTTCGCGGCGAAACGTGTCGGGGCTGGCGAGTTTGCCGATTTTGCCCGTTATATGCCGAACCTTATTGCCGGTGCTTCAAATATGGGTATTGCCTATAAAGAGGTTGCCGGTACGTTCGCCTATATGACCGGAAAAGGGCAGTCGGCGGAACGTGCCGCCGTCCTGATGGAAAATGCTTTTTCTGTTTTGGGGCGTGGTGAGGTTCGCGATAAGCTGGCAAAGTCCGGTGTTAAGGTTTTTGATGAAACCGGGAAAATAAGAAGCCTTGTAGATGTTTTTGGAGAGTTGCAAGGGGTTATGGGCGACATGAACGATGAACAAAAGTCGTCATTCCTTGAAAAAATCGGTTTGGTGGATAAGGAAGCTAAGAACGCATTCGCCATTTTAACTTCGGATATAACCAAATATAACGAGTCAATGCACGACGTGGCAAACTCATCCGGGGAAACCGACGCGGCTTTGGAGTTTTCAAAGAACAGCGTACAACAGGCGACCGAAGTTTGGAACAAGTTTAAAAACATGGGGGTGCAAGTCGGTGAAATAATCCTGCCGGTTATATGTGCCGGTTTAAGTGTTGCCGATGTTGTGTTGTCCGCCGTTTCCTTTACGCTTGATACGGTTGTCGGGTTCTTTGGTTCTTGGTATTCTTTACTTTCAGAAGGTAATCCGCTTGTAGTTGGTTTAACGTCCGCTTTGGGCTTTTTTACTATCGCAATGGGTGCGAACTATGCGATTACGCAAAAGGCTGTAATTATAGGTGGTATTAAAAAGGTACTGGATATTGCACAAACTGCCGCTACATGGGGGTTAACGACCGCACAGTGGGCGTTAAATGCCGCATTCTACGCTTCACCTTTGGGCTGGATTGCGCTTGCTATTGGTGCGGTTATTGCGGCCGTAACATATTGCTGGCAAAAATTTGAAGGCTTCCGGGTTGCGGTTCTTGGCGTGTGGGGTGTGATAAAAGAATTTGGGGCTACTTTACTGAATAGCATTGTTAAGCCCTTTAAACAAGTTCTAAGCGGTATCGGTGGTGTTTGTTCGGCTATCGTTAATCTTGTAAAAGGAAACTTCAAGGAAGCGGCCGCCGCGGCCAAAGATGGTTTCAAAAATATCGGCGAAGGTGTGGTAGGGGTTAATCCTGTGTCTGTTTTATACAACACCGCTAAAGATGGCAACTATTCGGAAGCATGGGAAAAAGGCAAACAGGCTGGGCGTGATAGTTGGGCGGCATCCCAGCAAAAAACGGATGATGTATCAGCGATGGATAAACTTATACCTGATCCGAAGCCGTTGCCACAAACTAATAATGTTCCGGGCACGAACTTTAACGCCCTGATGGCTAAGTTGGGGAAGGATAAGAAGGGTACGAAGGCTAAGAAAGTTATCAAACTCGACGATAACGCGAAAAATCTGAATGAAACCGATGCTTATACTGCTGTTACCCGGAAGATGGCCCCTCTTAGCGTCAGTCTGAAACCTACGGAAGTAAAAGAACAGGTCGCAAATAAGGTTTTACCGGTCGGCAATACCATTGACGCAAAAGCAGCTTTTACGGCAAAGGCGGATGATAGAACACAAAGCTACGAGCCTGAAAAGGATAATTATCTTTCTGACATTATGCACAATGTACGAAAGATTGCCGCCGCTATCATGTTGCCGGTAACTGTTAGTCTGTCTGCACCTGATGTAAAGGCGGTTGAACCTGTTGTTCCTGTTATTAATTTAGATGCACCGGCATTAGCTATGCAAATGCCGACGGCTTCACGCCCTGAAACAACCGCCCCGGTAGTAAATGTTCCCCAGCCGGTAAGCCCGGATGTTCAGGTAGCCAGCCCGGCGGTAAATGTTCCGGCATTCCCGGCCATACCACCCCCGGCCGCGCCAGTTGTTGATGTGCCTACCCCGGTAGCAAACGTTCCCCAACCGGTAAACCCCGATATTCAGGTAGCCAGCCCGGCGGTAAATGTTCCGGCGTTCCCGGCCATACCAACCCCGACCGCGCCAGTTGTTGATGTACCTACCCCGGTGGCAAATGTTCCCCAACCAGTAAGCCCGGATGTTCAGGTAGCCAGCCCGGCGGTAAATGTTCCGGCATTCCCGGCTATACCAACCCCGGCCGCGCCGGTTGTTGATGTGCCTACCCCGGTGGCAAATGTTCCCCAACCGGTAAGCCCGGATGTTCAGGTAGCCAGCCCGGCGGTAAATGTTCCGGCATTCCCGGCTATACCAACCCCGGCCGCGCCGGTTGTTGATGTGCCTACCCCGGTGGCAAATGTTCCCCAACCGGTAAGCCCGGATGTTCAGGTAGCCAGCCCGGCGGTAAATGTTCCGGCATTCCCGGCCATACCACCCCCGGCCGCGCCAGTTGTTGATGTGCCTACCCCGGTAGCAAACGTTCCCCAACCGGTAAGCCCGGATGTTCAGGTAGCCAGCCCGGCGGTAAATGTACCGGCGTTCCCGGCCATACCAACCCCGGCCGCGCCAGTTGTTGATGTGGTCGCCCCATCGGTGGATATACCTGTTCCCGAAATGCCGGAAATAAGTTCACCGGACACGTTGGGGGCTTTCTCCATGCCTGAGAAGGTTACGGAAAAAAACAACTTTGTTTCTGAAAGCACTACCAATACTGTGAAGGAAACCGGTAAAACGATACATGTTGAAAAAGTCTGTGATAGTGTGGTTATCCACGTACAGAATACGGATAATAAAGGAAGTGAAACCATACGCGCCGAAATATTGCGCGTTTTAAACGAATTGGCAGAAGGATGAGCAGCTTTAATTTAGGCGACATATTGGCAAACGTTATCGGTTATAAGGGCTTCCCGTATCTCGGAGGTTTCTTTCCTGACAAACCGGCCAAATATCAGGGTTCAGGCTATGACTATCCGGGCGAACCCGCTTCCGAAAAAACTTATTCGGATTTGGGTAGCGTCTTGCGCAAGAAAGACGCACAAGGCCGCTGGTACTTTATGCCGGTTGTGTTTGAATACAAAGGAACGGAATACGAAATACCTAATTCGGTCATTTCCATAAACGGCAAAAAAACAATTGTAGAAACCCCGATGGTTGGTCGCAAGGGTACGGTTAAGGAGCTGATTTCCGTTGATGATTACGAAATAAACATAGCCGGTGTCGCTTTAGATATTGATTTCCCGGATCGGCAAATTGCAAAGCTGAATGAACTTTATAATATCAACGAATCAATCACATTAAAATGTGCCCTTACTGATATTTTTTTAGAGGAAGAAGATAAGGTAGTTATAAAAAGTATTGATTTTCAGGAAATGCGCGGATGTGAAACGGCGCAAATTTTCAAAATGAATTTGGTTACAGATAGAAGTTTTGAATTAATACTCGGATGATATGTTTGTATTGTGCTGTGAAATAAAAGTGGGTGGTGTTTCCTTTAAAAGCGTCCACGACGTGGAGATAAAGCGAAGCCTTTATAATCTTGCCGCAACGGCTGTTATAAAAGTCCCTGTTACCGCTGTGCTCAAACATGCCGGTGAACCGCCTACGCATATCGAAACCGCACAAGCGATCAAGGTAGGTGATAAGGTAGAAATAAAACTGGGGTATGACAATACATTGAATACGGAATTTGTCGGCTATGTAAAACGGCTCAATTACAAGGTTCCGCTTGAAATAGAATGCGAGGACGAATATTATAAACTGCGCTTTGTGAACTGTGTTTTCAGCAAAAAGGAAACATCGTTAAAAGAGTGTTTGAACGCCATTCTAACGGGTGTTTCATTTGGCAATGTAATAGACCTTACTTTAAAAAACTTCGTTGTGAATAATAAGCCCGGTTCTTGGGTGCTTGGCTACTTGAAAAAGGAATACGGCCTAATCGCCTACTTTGATATAAATGGAAAGTTATATGTCGGCAAGGCCCATGACGTAAAGGGGGAAACGGTTAAATACGTTCTTCGTGAAAATGTTATCAGTGACGACGAACTTAAATATCAGCTTGCGGAAGATGTAAAGTTGAAAGTAAAGGCTATCTGCTATTATAAGGACGGTACAAAGATAGAAGGCGAATTGGGCGAAGATGGCGGTGAGCAACGGACGTTCTACTACTATGACGTAAAGGATGCCGGGGAATTGAAAGCACTTGCGCAGGAAGAATTAAAACGATATTCTTTTGATGGCTACCGGGGCAAGGTTAAAACATTCCTCTTTCCCTATGCCTTGCCGGGCATGGTAGCAAATTTAGAGGACAAAGTATATAACGAGCGAAGCGGTGATTATTTTATAGAGGCGGTCGATGTCTTATTCGGCATGTCCGGTGCTCGCCGCATCGTTGAAATAGGCATCAAGGCATGAGTAAGGAAATTGACGAAATACGGCGCAAGTTCCAAAGCATCTTCAGCGGAGATGGCGATGCGGTTTTCCCAGCCGTCGTTACCGAAGTGAACGAAGAAGAATTTACCTGCACGGTCAAACGTGATGAACAGGTTGATTATTTCGATGTGCGTTTAAGGGGGCTTGTCAAGGCTGAATTGCAAGGATTTGCTTTCATCCCCAAGCTGCAAAGCACGGTATTGGTCGCCCGCATCGGGCGTAGTAATGAACTGTTCGTGTGCCAGTTCACGGAGGTAGACAAGGTTGTTTTCACGGATAATGATTTGGAATTAAAAATTGACTTGGAGAACATCGACATAAAAAAGGGTGAAAAGATAACCATTCATGTAGATGCTGAAAAATTGGAGGTTGTGAATGACAAGGCGAAGGTGACACATGAGGCGGAAGCCTTGACGCTTCTGTCGGATCAGGCGACCATAAAGATAACAACGGGCGGCCTTACTTTAAAGAAAGGCGGTTCCGGTTTAAAAAAGACTCTGGATAAAATGTTGGACGGTATATGCCAGCTTACCGTTCCGACTGCCGTAGGGCCTTCGGGTGTTCCGATAAACGCCTCTATGTTCCAGCAAATAAAAGCTGACTTACCTAATTATTTGGAGGGTTAAAATATGCCATTGAACAAAGCAACTATCAAGGGAGAAGTAAAAAGCGCGTTTACGCAGGTGATGGATCAGCAAGGCGACGACCGGGAAGGGGCTATCGACAAGGTCGCGGATAAGATTGCGGATGCTATCGTAAACGCAATAAAAAGCACTCAAATAACCTATTCCGCCGGGCTTGTTTCCCCGATGGGTGCGGTTACGGGAACTTTTAACTACACAATATCGTAGGCATGAGAGACTATAAACAAACGGAAACGGGCGACCTTGACTTTGTTTCAGGCGATTTGCAGATTACGGAAAGCACCTACCAGCACCAGCGTGATTTGCTCCTGTCTGACAAGGGACATATCCGGGACAAGGCCGAAGCCGGCGTGGGGGCTGTCAATTACCTTTTAGGCAATGAACCGGAAGCCTTTTTGCGTGCCACACGAAAAGAGTTTGCCGCCGATGGCATGAAAGTTCGTAAGGTGTCCTTTTCCACGTATGGCAATGATTTAGAAACCGACGCAAGTTATGAAAACGATTAAGGTTAAAGACAATCAAATATTGCTGGATATAGCCCTGCAATATTACGGCACGGCAGAAGCAATCGCGGAGATACTGGCGAACAATCCCGGTATAAAAAACGATCCGCAAGCCCTTGTTAATTCCGGTCGCCCGTTAGGTAGTTTCTACCCGGACGCAAAACTGGAAGTTGGTTCTTCTTTACTGATAGATGATGATAGCCGCCGGATAAAAAAGACGGTTGTCAAAAAGATAGAAAACGATGTAACAACCTATATGACGGAACAATGGCAAGAACGATTGAACAAATAAAAGAAAGTATTACCGGAAAGTTGAAAGCAAGTTTCGACCTTTCCAGTTCGGCGGCCGCCGAATGGCGTTTGTGGGTTCATTGTGTCGCCTATGCTATTTATATATTTGAAATAGTGCTCGACACTTTCAAAGCAGAAATGGATGCCGATGCAAAAAAAGAAGTTGCCGGGACGCTTACTTGGTATAATGATAAGTGCTATGAATTTCAGATGGGGCACGAACTTGTATTTAACACCGTGTCCGGCTTACTGGAATATAATACGGCGGACGAAACAGCCCGTGTTATCAAAATTGCCTCTGTCAATGTGGCGACTGACGGGACTATCTTTTTCCGCGTTGCGACCAATAACGAAGACGGAAAGATTGTACCGCTGTCAAGTAACCAGTTATTGAATTTTAAGAACTATATCGACGCTATCAAGTTTGCCGGTACAAAGTCCACGGTTATTTCTACCGATGCGGACGAAGTACGTTACCAGTTGACCGTTTACTATAATCCGGCTAATCCGGTAGAAACGGTTCGTCTTGCCGTTCTTGACGCGCTGGAAGTTTTTAAAACCTCTCAAAAGTTTGGCGGCGTTATCTACCGGCATAAATTACTTGAAGCGGTTACTTCAACCGAAGGCGTTGTTACGGCCAAACTTACCGGGCTGGCCCGGAAGGGGACGGAAGATGCCGAATTTATCGACATCGATACGCTGGCTTATCTTCATGCCGGTTATTACAACTATACGGAAGATAGCGCACTGACGCTAATATCCATTAACGACATATAGCCATGAACATAGTCTTAAACTTTAAGGAACTGGTACGGCAATACGTCGCCCCATACCGGCGAGGCTCCAACCGGCTTAAATGGTTGTGGGGACTTGTGGATTTGCAGGGCGTGTATGACACGTTTTCCGCTTGGCGAGATTATTACCGGTATAAGGTGCATGTAACCAGCCAGCACAAGGCTTTGCAAGGCCACTTAAACAAGACCTTCGGCGGTGGTATCATTGTAAAAAGCTATAACGACCAGTTTTTGGATATCGGCCTGAATAGCGAACCGGCCCATTGGGTGATTTTTGAACCCACGCAGGAAATTGCATTGGAAGGCGAGGGCGGTCAAAGTTTTGCAGATGTGGACTTTATTGTTTATGCCCCTGAAAAGATAGACCGGAACTTGCTTTCCGCTGAAATTGAAAAGTATAAACTGGCTGACAAAGCCTATAAAATAGTAACAAGAAAATGAAACGACACGTACAATTCCCCGGCATACGGAAGTGGTCGGGTGATGATTTGATGGAGTTGCAGGGTGAAGGACTTTCGATTGCCGACCGTTTCTTTTCCCAGTATGGAAACTGTGTGATTTGCGGCTGTTCCGTATCGGAAGGCGAGATTTCCGCCGGGCTGGTAGCGATTGGCGGAATTGTGATGCCCTTTGAGGGTGTTAGCGGTATAGAGGTATTCCCGGTTTATTTGGTTAAGGACGAAAAGCACGTCCAGCGTGAGTATGCCGATGATGTTGTTCGCGACATAGCGGTAGAATATTATGCCAAAAAGGTGCAGGATAAGCCAACAGGTGACTATATAGAGGTTTCAAAATCCGGTGCGCCATTCTTCTTTGATAATATAAAATCCACGTGGCTGACGGACGTACTAAAACAGTTGAAAGATTTAGCCCAAAACGACACGAATATATGGGAGGCTATCAAGTTGATACAAAAAGGAGATACTGTAATGGGCGACCGGCTGCAAAAGTTAGAAAAGAAGATGCCTTCATTCCTGGATCATTCGCCAACGGTGGACGACGACAATTTCGATATAGGCGTAGAGGTTTGGACGGTTGCCGCCAATGGGGCGAAAACTTTTTGGAAGTGTCACGATAACGCCAAAGGGGCGGCTGTATGGAAGCGTTCCGGGGAAGGATCCGGCAGTGGCAGTTATGGCGGTGCGGTTTATTTGACCGGGCAAACCGATTTTTCAAAAGCAAGCATATTAATCAAACAAGGATATTTACAATGAACGAAACACCAACAACCGGTGCATACGTGTACCAACAGATCGTAAAAACGACGGCACAGTGGGCCGCAGATACAAGCATTATTCCCGAAAATGTATGGTTGTTTGAACGCCGTCCAGACGGCAAGGTTGTAACCAAACTGTCCGACGGTCTCCGCCCGTATAGCAGGCTGGATGAATACGGCCTTAGTGCATGGGACGCGGCACAACTTGGCGGTTACCAAGGGACAAAAGAGGAATTTTACGCCTCTTTGGGTAAAATTGACGAAAAGGTCGAAACTATTCAAAACTTGGTTGCTTCATTGGATGGGAAATTTGCTGAAACCCCTACATTGTCAGCTAAACCGACGGAAAACACCCTGACGTACAAGTCGGGGGAAGATACCCGTAGCTTTGCAATCGGCCAACAGTGCCGCGTATATGACACGGAAAATAAGAAGTATGTATTTTATCAATTGTATGACATTACGGCGGAAAACAAGGCGGATTGGCAAATCGCCGGTAGTGACGGTTCCGCCTTCTCCGAAACGGTTAAAATTACGCTTTCCAGCAATCAGGGCGTAGGCGATGCGGCCTTAAACGGTGTTGTTATAACTATTAAGTATTCAGGATCACAAACCGACCTTGTTTGGAATGGTACGGAGCTTTCAGCTACCATTCCGATGAGTGTAGAATATCAGGTTATTTGCGGCAACGCTTCCGGTTATCTGTCCCCTGAAACACAAACTTATTTGGCAATCGGTGGAAATAAGAGACAAATAAGCCTTGCTTATTCAACTGAAAAGGTGACGATTAATGTGTCAACCGATGACGGTGCGGATTGTTCAGCCCGAACGGTTCAGGTTGTCAATACCGCCAACTCTGAAATAGTGGGTAGCGGCAGCGGTTCCTTGGCGGCTATAAAAGTGCCGTTCGGTATCAGTTATAAAGTTAAGGTTGACGACTTCCCCGGCTACCTGACACCGCAGGAACAAAGCTATACGGCTAATTCCGCCACCCGTTCCGTTTCTTTTCAGTATGAAAAGATTGTTGACGCTTCGATTGTCTTCGATAAGTCTATCAGTGATCCGTCAAATATTACAGGCGAAGTAAACAGCGGTGTTCTTGCTACCATCCTGTCGAAGTTCCGCCGTTGCTTGTGCAAGAAAACCGCAAACGGAGAGGTGACAATTTCGTATCTGAAGGACACGGATAGTAATTATTATGCCGACGGTTCTTCGGCAAAATTGGACGGAACGGAGGGTGATGTAATGGTTGACTTTCCCGAATTTTACTACAAGCACGAAAAGATAGACGCTAATAAATTCCGTTATCGCTTTGCCGAATATAATGTGGATGGGACGTTTAAACATGTTCCGCGTAGTTTGGTAGGGGCTTACAAGGCATATCAAACCGGTGGTAAGCTATACAGTCGTAGCGGTGTTACACCTGCCATAAACACAACCTATGCAAGCTTTGCGAGCTATGCAGCTGCCCGTGGGGCAGGTTATCAATTGATAGACTTTCAGCAACATTGTGTTATCGCTTTTATGCTTTATGCAAAATACGGCAACCGAAATTTGCAGGCGGTTTTAGGTGTTGGCGGTGCAACCTATAACCCTGCTACCACCACCGGCACAACCAATCAGAAAGGCAACCGGGACACGGTGAATGAAACATCCGGCTATGTGAACGGGCTTGGAATTGAAGGTGTTTTTGGCGGCCTGTACGAATGGACGCAAGGCGTATCTATTCAGGATCGTGTTTGGACTATCACCGATCCGGACGGAACACAAAGAAATGTTAATGCCGGTACAGAAAACGGATGGATTACGAAAATAGCGGCGGAAACCGGCCCGTTTTTCGATATGGTTCCTGTCGCTGTTGGAGGTTCTGAAACAACGCATTATTCAGACTATTATTATCAAGCAAGCGGCGGGCCCTTCTGTTTGTTGCGCTCCTATAACTCGTCGAACACGAATGGCGGTGTTGCGTACTCGAATGCGAATAACGCCGCGTCGAACTCGAACACGAATATCGGTTCGCGCCTCATATTCAGGAAAAAGATTTTTGTTATGTGGCTCTTGATGGGGACGTGTCCCCGAACATTCCACAGGGGAATGCACCTTGCCTCTTGGCAAAAAATAAACAGTCAAAAATGTGTGTGGTAGGTTAATTTTCGAAGCACATAGATTTCTGAAAGCGAAATTAATAAGATGAAACGATACGGATTTCTGATAGAGCAAGTAATCGAAGAAAGCAACCTGATAGATGCCTTCGATGCCGTTATGCGTGGTAAGAAGCGCACGCGCACCGTTCGCTATCTGATAAAGAACCGGGATAGCTTACTTTCTGAACTTGCCGAAGAAATAAAGGCCGGGACTTATAGGCCAACCGGCTATCGTGAATTTGAAGTGGTAGAGCACGGAAAAATTCGCGAAATACAGTCCCTTCCCTTTAAAGACCGTATCGCCCTTCATGCAATAATGAATATTTTAGGTAAGGTTTTCGGTGGTATGCTGATCCGCGATACTTTTGCCAGTCTTCCCAAACGTGGAATACACGACGGCTTAAAACGCGTAGGGAAGGCTCTAAAAGATAAAGCAGGAACAAAATACTGCCTGAAACTTGACCTTAAAAAGTTTTATCATTCCGTCGATCAGGACGTGTTAATTGAATTGATGGGTAGAAAAGTTAAGGATGAACGGTTTATGGATATTCTAATCGGGATTATCCGTAGCTATGATACGGGATTGCCTATCGGGTTTCATTCCAGCCAGTTGTTAGGCAATTTCTACCTGTGTTTGTTGGATTATTACGTTAAGATGGACTTAGGTGTTAAATACTACTTTCGTTATTGTGATGATATTGTTATCCTATCTTCATCCAAACAAGAATTACATGCCATACTGGAAAAGATGCGTTCGGTTATAGAGGGGCGTTTGCATCTTACCATAAAATCGAATTATCAGATTTTCCCGGTAGAGGCGCGAGGTATTGACTTTTTAGGCTATGTTATCCGACATGATTACGTGTTAGTACGCAAGCATATAAAAGTGCGTGTCGCCCGCAGGTTACACAAGGTAAAAAGCAAAAAACGTAAGTATATTATCCTCGCTTCATTTTGGGGCTGGGTAAAACACTGTAACGGAAAACACTTATTTTTTAAATTAACGAATATGAAAAGTTTTAAAGATTTAGGCGTCGTGTACAAACCCGCGGACGGAAAGAAGCGTTTCGAGGGTAATCTAACCCCTTTGGGGCAACTCCAAAACTGCAAAATCAGTGTTTTGGATTTTGAAACCGATATTAAAACGAAGGAAGGCGAAGGCCGGTATGTAGTTCAATATGAACTCGACGGGCAAAAAGGCAAGTTTATAACCGCTTCGGACGAAATGAAAAACATTCTCGACCAAATTAAGGAATTGGATGAACTGCCTTTTGAAACAACCATCCGTCGCGAAACATTCGGAGGTAATAAAACTAAGTATGTATTTTCTTAAGTTAGAATTATGAAACGAATAAAAGGAACAGACGGGGTTGCGCTGGTTGAATGTGTAAACCCTATAACGAACAAATGGCGCGTCCGTTGGGATGTTCAGGCGAATGCAGGAACAGACGAAAAGGGCGAACCGGAAACAGGTGTTAATTACATGGAGGAAGAATTTGCATGTAAGCCTACTTTCCCGATGATAAAGGAGCTGATTACAGGGTGGTTTAACCAGTCAATTGACGGAAAGATTTTATCCGGCTTTGTGTGGAATGGTTTCCCGGTATGGTTATCTACCGAAAATCAGTTTAATTACAAGGCTGCTTATGACCTTGCCGTACAAACGAACGGAACAACCTTGCCGGTTACCTTTAAATTCGGATCGGACGAAACCCCGGAATACCACGAGTTTAAAACACTTGACGAACTGACTGATTTTTATACCAAGTCGGTAGCGTTCGTTCAGGGCACGTTGAAAGAAGGGTGGATGAAAAAAGATTCATTCGACTTTACTGCGTATCAGGAATAACGCTTAAACCTTTCGGGGGAAGGTAAAAAAATGCCCCCGGCCAGTATTTAGTACAGACGCCAATCACATACTAATACACAAAACGGTAGCACCGCGCGGCCGAGGGCAAAATGCCTTCTTCCGCGGTACTACCGTTTTTTATGTAATTATGTGATTGGCATTGCAAATATACGCTAATAAATTCAGTTATGACAGTTTTTGAGATACTTAATTTTAATAAGGAACTATTGCGCCGCCTGATGGCAACAGGGGTTAAGGCGAATGATTGCGTGTATGTGGACTTGTATAACGACTATCTGCAAATGCGCGATACCGGCAATAAAATGACCTATATCGTAGCCATGCTTTCCGATAAGTACGATGTTAGCGAAAGGCAGGTTTATTCTATTATAGACCGTTTAGGGAAAGACTGCAAAAGTTGTGCAGTGTAACCCAACTGAAAAATTATGCCTTGCGCCTGTTTTCATGCAACTTTGTACAAACAAAAAACGAATAAAGCATGGAAGTATTAAAAAAGACAACTTTAGGTAATTTAGTTATTAAGGCCGTTCCAAAGGCTTTAGCAAAGGAAATGATTGTAGAACACCATTATTCGCACAAGTGGAATGATGGTGGCTTTGGAAAGTTCAATTACGGGATATTCAGGGAAGAAGCCCCGGATAAATGTTTAGGTGTTGCCGTGTACGGGTTAATGAAAACACCCAATGCGAAGATATTCACCCATCCGAACCCGGACGCATGGATGTGTGAGTTGAATCGTATGTGGATAGACGACGAATTGGGGCACAATGCAGAGAGTATTTTAATTGCCGCATCTATTAAGCTACTAAGGAAAGATGATCCGACCTGTGTCGCGGTACAATCATTTGCCGATGGGCGATTGGGATGCGGCACAATTTACAAGGCGGCCAACTTTGCATATTACGGTTTTCATTATACCAAGTTCTGCCGTAACAAGCGTACAGGCGAGGTAACGCACCAGCAGATATTTACTAATAGTACATCGCCAAGCGGTTATTTACGTTCAAATATGGCCTTTCTATTGGGTGACATGGAGGTATTTCGGGTAAAGACGTACCGATATATATATCCGCTTTGCAAAAAGTTTAAGTTTGTTCGTAATCCGCAACCTTACCCGGTGTATGATAAGGGTGAAGAACCGACCGAATGGATTAGAGATAGCACAAAGATAAAAACAAACATCATCAGACTGCTTGATAAGATAGCCGCCTGAGACATTTTACACCTTCTTTATTTGTTGTAAAGGTAGTGATTTTGTGTGACATACACAACTTTTAGAAAGACTTTTTTTAGGTAAAAGCAACAAAAACGAATAGCGTTAAAATGGCATTTGAATACCGTTTTAATGTTATTCGTTTTTACTCAAAATTGAACCGCTTCGTTTTAAGCCCTCGGAAAAAACCGAACCATTTCGTTTTAAAAATTCGTCCGGGTGGTTTTGCGGATTATAACTCCCCGCATATAATTATCCTTCCGGGCTTCCTGAAGCATTTTCTTTACTTCATACAAAGCGATATTTGCTTTATTTTGCTTAAGATAGTAGATTATCAGCCGACTCCCCCATGCAAAATAATAATATTTCAATTGGTTATATTTCCGGCTGATCAGCTTTGCCTCCTTCACACTCTTCAGAATATTCTCCTCATCATTCTTGTAGTAATAATAATCCAGTTTCAAACATTTTGCAATAGCCATCAACCGTCTGTTACCCGCTTTCTCGCTCCGCACGAACAGAGTATCACACATATCCAAAGCAATGGGGGAGTCCAGATTTGCCTTACATTTTTTATAATATGCCATCAATATGCTGTCGTTTTCCACAGCAACCTCATTTTGCCCTTTGCCGCAGCAGCAACATAAAACAAATAGAATTGTCAGACAAAGCTTAAGACACATCAAGGCGGGTAATTTTTCACAAAGATAACATAATATTTTAAGACGAAAACGAAATGTGATAAAAAACGAAATGAAATATAAAAAGAAGGAGCACCGGTACTCCTCCATCCCAAACTAAAGCCAACCTGTTTTCAAAAAACACTTAAGTCTT